CATACATTATGTGCCATCATAATAGAAGGATACAGACCTTCAAAATCCAAAGCGGTTATGGGTGTATAATACGCACCAGATTGCGCTTCCAGAACTGTTGCCCCTTCATAACCAGTTGTATCCGTGTGCCCGTATTCAAAAGTTGGAACCTTGAATCCCAGCTCACGCGCCTTTTTAGTCAATTGACTGAATACCTTGATTTGCTGACCACGTTCCACGAGATAATTCAACGGAACCCAAGTTGCTTTAGCCATCTCCAATAGATTAACAAAGGTACACAAACGTTGTATGAGTCTATGAGGTAGAAGAGTATCCTTGATACAATACTCCGCAACCTCTCGCAATTTAACCGGGTCTCCTTCTTCGAATCGTTTAAACATTTCTTTGGGAGACATGTCGATCTTTTTGTCTCCCAGGTACAGCTTCGATACGTTATCGAGTTTATATGAATCTAACTTGTATTCGCGTTTAACTTCATGGAAAAGATCAAATATAAATCTTCCAGGCATATTCACGAGTGTGAGTTCGTTATCACCGAGCGCACTCGAAGAAAGCTTTTTACGAGTTAAATTACACGTAAAATTGGAGAGCTTACTGAGTTGATAAAACTTTGGAGGACATTTGGTATACAACGCTCGTTTCATTATATAGTTTAAATCAAACCCAAAGATATTCCATCCAGTTATGACGTCCACGTCATGAAACGATAAATACTCAGAAAATGCGACGAGCATATCACGTTCCGTGTCAAAACTCTTGATGGTACACTCAGGTAAATTCAAATCTGTGGTCTTGTAGCATAAACAAGTCTTATCGTATACCTCTTCCGATCCAAACTTTAAAAGGGATATGGCGATTTGAAAACACGCATCGCCGGGTACTCCAGGATCCGGAAACTTTCCAGTAGAGCTATAACACTCAATATCAACAGAAGCCACCACAAAGGGTGCAGTTTCCGTAGTTTCGTGTGGCTTTAGATCTTTCCAATTCTTACAGAATAAGTCTACATCAACTTTCGCGTGATGACCCCGTGTACATACATCACTCGTGTCAACCCATCCAGTAGATTGTATACCGGTGCGATGCATGAGTCTTAATACAGGATCTAAATTAGCTTCATATACGAAAGTAAGAGATAGATCTCTCGTCTTCACACGTTTCATAAACTTAATAGCGTAATTACTCACAGAACGCCTCTGTTTAAGGTTATTGCAGTGTACTTGAAGAAAAATATATTCTTCCCCATTTTGAAATCCCCAGATATCTTTAGCTTTCACCAAGTCCATCTTAACAATTTCTTCAGAAAACATCTTATCTAGAGACTTTCTAACATGTCCCACGTCCACGTCTGAAGGAATCTTTACAAAAAAATACGGATTGAACGTCGTGGATACACATACAGACTTGCCTTCGATCGTTTTACCAAACAGGCGGATGTAATGTTCATCATCTTCATCTCGAGAATCCCAGGTCAACACTTGAAAGATCACCATCTTATTTCGTTATAGATCTAAATTTTTAATATCATATATTAATAAATGTCTGCTGCGTTGGTCGATCTTGTATCCAAGGGTGCCCAAGATGTGTACATCACAGGGGACCCCGAAGTATCATTTTTCCGTCAAAATTTCCGACGCCATACAAATTTTGCGATCAAGCCCGAACGTGTCGATTACATCGGTCAGTTCAATGGTGGCGCTGAAGTCACCATCCCCATCAAGTCCAAGGGTGATCTCTTGAGCTATGTCTGGATCGAGGCTCCAGAAATTCAAACTGCATTAGGTAACGATGGCCTTTTTGCTACCGACGCCGACTCTGCCACCGAGTTTACCCTTCTTATAGGCGGTCAGCAGGTGTGCAAACTCGATTCTTTATTTATCCAGGGTGTACACAACGTTCTATACAACGACACCTCAGCCAAGGCTTCGTGCGCCACGACCACCGCGGTAGTGTCTGAGAATGCTAAATCGGCAAGATCTGGAACTGCTGGTTCCGATTATTTCGTTATTCCTTTCTTCTTCAGTGAAGATTGGACTAAGGCTTTACCTTTAGTTGCTATGCAGTATCATGAGGTAGAAATACGAATTAAGTGTAGGTCTGGGTTAGGTCCATCTGGTAATGGTTTTGGTGCGACACCCAAGGTATACGCCACTTATGTCTACCTCGACACGGAAGAGCGTAATAGGCTACTCAACACCGAACAGGAAATTCTTATAACCCAGACGCAACATCAAATCATGGATACCAGCAGTTCTGGTACCGTCGATGTTGATCTCACATACTTCAACCACCCTTCCAAGGCTATCCACCTCATATCATCACACGCCGACGGTGGAGCTTGGGATGATGAAATCAAATTCGATTCCGCAACACTCTACATTAACGGACAACCCCTTTTCGAAGATTTATCTGATACGTTCCACCACAACGTTGTACCCGAAATGCACTGCACCGTCTTACCTTCCGGAGTTATTAACAGTGTTCCCGTCTTCACGTGGCCTTTCTGTATCAAACTAAACGGCTCCCAGCCCAGTGGTAGCTTAAACTTTTCTAGGGTTGATAATTCTAAACTCGTATTAAAGAACCTTACCGTTGGTGGATCTCCAAGTATGTTACGTGTGTATACAGTAAACTACAACATTCTAAGGGTAAAGAATGGTCTAGCAGGTGTAGCGTTTGGTAATTAATTAATTTTATATTTATCCAGAAGAACCAAATCCACGGGTTCCTCTCTGTGTATCCTTTATTTCTTCAACTTCATCGATCAAAGGTGTTTCACACTTCTCTAAAATGAGCTGCGCAATACGATCACCCTTTTTAATTTCGAACTTTTCACTTCCATGATTAAAAAGGATAACCTTCAATTCACCAGTGTAATCAGGGTCAATAACACCCGCACCAGTTTGTACACCATGTTTTACAGCGAGGCCGGAACGGGGTGCGATACGTCCGTATACACCCATAGGAATAGTCGCTGCGATTCCCGTGCATACTATACCACGTTGATACGGAAGAATGTGCATATCTTCGATGCTATACAGATCATATCCAACAGATCCAGGAGATGCGCGCGTAGGAATTAGCGCGTGCTCGGAAAGCTTTTTAATGAGTAGCTTCATATATCTATAGTATGACGTATTTCTTTATGTTTGTAAAGATTCTATAATCTTTTTCGTCTTATCGTACAAACGTTCGTTATACCTTTTCGTAAATCCCTTTTTAAGAAAACCTTCCTCGACGACCGAAGTTTTACGCGATTCGAGACTCTCGAGTCGGTCTTTTAGAAAACATAAAAACTTAAATGGTTCATTATTCGACTTGTATCGAACTTTTTCAGTATCCATAGCTTTCGTAGCTGCTTTGTTACGTGATTCTGAATACATCTGTTCACGACCTTCATATGACATACGCGTAGTGGATTCTTCTTTCTTTTCAACCATCTTTATTTATATGACATGACATCTTTATACACTATTATGGAAAGAATTTGCGATCCTTCTAGCTTCTTGATCCACATATTCATTATCTGGGTCTCCGTTATGTGCTTTAACCCAAATCCAGTCTATATTATCGAATAATTTTGACACGGAATCCATCTGTACCCAAAGTTCTTTATTCTTAACATCGGATCCCGACGATGTTTTCCAATTATTTAATTTCCATTTATGAATCCAACTTTTGATACCGTTACGAACGTAAAAGCTATCCGTGTACACAGCCACATCACGAATTCCACATTTATAAGATTTACGCAAACCTTCTATTACGGCTGTCATTTCCATGATATTATTAGTAGTTTTAGGTGATCCACCGGTAATTTCAAAAAATCCTAGACACTTAGCTGCCCACCCACCCCTCCCGGGATTACCGAGACAACTACCATCTGTATACAATCTGTTATTCATTTTATTAAATATAGAATGTTTTCTTTAAGATTCGTCGTATAGTATCGACATATCAGCTTTAACATCGAGCATATCCTCCACGTCAGCTTCGATCATAGAATCTTGTGTGGGGTATGCGACACATAACAAAGCAAACCCACTATTAACCTGTGCATCGTTTAAAAACGATTGTTCTGATTGATCTATCCCACCCCATACGAGTTTCGCTGTACACGCCGAACACATACCCGTGCGACACGAATACGGAAGTTCTATGTTATTATTTTCCGCCGCATCCAATATGTATGTAGACTTATCACACTCAAAAGAGTGTTGCCCCATAGGTGTACGAAGTGTAATTTTAAAAGTTGCACGAACCTTAGGAACACGGGAATGACCGGAAGGATTCGCGACAGCGTATACCGAAGCCATTATTATAGTATCCTGTTAAATTTTTCTTCAATTTTAAAAAGCATGATTTAATACTTTTTAAAGTTGAATTATTAATTAATTTTAATAGCAAATACAAATTTGATTTGTATGCTTAGTTGGAGAAGGCAAGACCACCCATACCCGACTGGATGCGGAGGACATTGTAGTTGACCGCGAACATGTTGAGGGTGACGTTAGTGCCGGAGCCGGCGGTAATAGCAACCTGCGCGTTATCAATGCGGGAGAAGTTGCACGTGCCGGTAGGCTGGTGCTCCTCGGGCTTGAGCGCGAAGGAGTAGCTGTAAATACCAGGCATGGGGGAACCGGAGTGGTGGTTGTAGGGCTGGACGGAGTTGAAATACTTGGAACCCTGCTCCTTGAACCTGTCCTGACCGTTAAGAACGAGCTTCATGTCAGTCATGTTAGTGCAAGCATCCTCATCCCAAGCGGTAGACGATGTTGTCGCGAGAAGCTTGGGGCAGTTGCCAGCATCGAAATCGAGAGCGGCGAGGGTGGACGCAGCGGCGGTGGCGTTGGCGATGTCCGTGGACGCCTGAGGGGCGGCGGTGCCGGAGATGAGCTTGGTGAAGTTCCACAGGTTGTTGTGGTCCTTGGTAGACTGGGAGAGGCACCACACGAGCTCCTTGACGGGGTGGTTGAATGAGAGGCGCTTCTGGTTCGAACCGGAAGAAAGGGTATCGGTGCCAGTGTGCTGAACCTGCTCAATGAGGTACTCGTGGCCCTTCTGGGCAAATCGCCTACGTTCCTCAGTGTCGAGGTAGATGTAATTGGCGTATACCTTGAAAGAGGAAGGCCTGATGTACTCATCGAAGTCGGAAGTTAAATCGAAATCAAGACGGACTTCATGGTACTGCAGGGCAATTAGTGGGAGGGCGAGTCCAGGATTGCGGTTAAAGAAGAAAATAAGAGGAAGGTATACCTTGGCACCATCGACACCGGTAGTCATCTTACCCCAAGTGGTCTTCTTGGAGTTATCGAGGTAGAGCTCGGAGTAAAGCCTCCACCAGGTCTGGTAGTGCTTGTCAATCCTTTGTCCGCCAATTGATAACTCAACATCCTTGATCGCACGCTCGGCGACCCACTCGTTGGAGGGGTTGGTGGAGTCATCGGAAAGAGAAAGATCAATCTCGGACTCCATCTCTACGTACATGTCAGCGACGAGATCACCGTTACGAGCGACGGTGACAGAGACGCGACCGGAGTCAGCGGCAGTACCGTTGATGGTCTGCTCGATGTTCTCCATAGCGAAGTTAGTGTGGCGACGGTAAACCGCCTGAAAGAAAGTAACCTTAGGGTTGCCAGTCAGATAGACATCCTGGGCTCCATAAGCGACGAGTTGCATGAGACCACCGGCCATTTTGTGTGTTGTTGTACTATATAGCAAGAAAATAATTTCGGGCAAAGTGCGAAAAAAACGTACCGATTTTTCCTGAACATAAATAAATGTCCGATACCGAAGAACCAACTCAGATGGAAATCGAAGAAGAGGAAATCACCGATGAAGAGGAAATCACCGATGAAGAGGAAATCGCCGATGAAGAGGAAGAAGTTGATATGAATGAATATGAATATGAGGATGAAGATGATATCGAGCAATACATGACAGTGGAAACTTTATTGGGTTCCACACTTATGACGGAAGATGGTGATACTATATGTAGCGCCCTGGTAAACATGGGTCGACAACTCGAAATCCAAAATAAAATTTT